ACGTGACCGGGGGCGGCAGCGGCTGCGCGGACTGCGTGATGATGCGGTTGATCAGGCCCGCCGCCGACGAGAGGCTCATTCCCTGCGGGGAGGCCTGCTGGGAGGCCTGCGGGCTAGGTGGCTCAGGGGGCGGCGTGGGGTCGGGGAGCGGCTCCGAGGTGATCCCGTTGCTGGGTTGGCGCGCACCTATCAGGCGGCCCAAAAAGCCGCCCCCCGGACCACCGAAGGACCGGGGATTGTCAGCGAACTCCCGCTCGAACTGCCTCGCGGCGTTTGCGTCGGTACCCTCGCCGTTGTTTGAGAAATAACCAGCCATAGTCGTGGGCTCCCGTAATGGGCTCATCCCCGCGCCGATCCGCCTGTGTGAGGGGACCTCCGTGCTGGTAGAGCCGGATTTTAGCACACTCAGGGGCCTTAGCCAGCCCCCGTTAGACGTTTACCGTAAACTTCAAGGCCCGCGCCCAAGCGTCCCAAGTATCGAACAGGTCGTGGCGGGGCGCGTCGGGGACCGCCCCCGTGACAAAGTCCGCAAAGACACGCCAGTCGGTCTCGGGCGCGACTTGGTTCCGCAGGTCGGCGTTGTAGCCGACGACCGTGTCGGCCCAGTCCTGCCACTGGAGACCCTTGGGGTCAGGGACGACGGTCAAGGCCACGGCTAGTCCTCTCTCCGACCATCCGACGGCTGAAAGTGGATCATTGGGGAACCACAGACGTAGTTGCCCCCGGCCACGTTGCTCTCGACTTTGAACTTGGTCAGACGCCCGGTCTTCTTGAATTTGACCAACTGCTCGTTGGCGGTCGGGTTCGCCGGGATCACGATGGCGTCGCTGACCTGCTCCGTCGCCCGCGCGTTGGCGCGCGAGGTGACATAAAAGTTGAGGTCTCCGACCTGATCGTAGTCGGGTTCGAGGAGGCTGTAGGAGATCGCCTTGTCGTCACCAAGCTGGCCGAGTTGCTGCGGCTCGACGATGCTGAACTCCGACGTCTCGAAGTACGACCTAATGGCAAGACTTGTGGAGCGCGGCCCGCTTACTTCATCGACACCTGTCTCGTGGCTCCAAAACGAGTACTTACCCGTGTCGTCGCCAACGACAACCCCCGTCATAAATGGGGCAGGGCATGTGATGTTGTAGGCCCCGGCGGCGCGGCCCTCATTAGGCAACGCCGTGTCGTACCAGTAGTTCTTCTCGTAGTTGTAGATTACCGCGTGCGAGCACTCGGTCGCGTTGCCGAACGGGAAACACCACCAGATTTCATTAAAAGCCGGGACTTTGTAGGCAAACGACTTGTTGCGATACGTCAGATTGATGTTGTCCACAAACCAACGCTTGTTGAACTCGTTGGGGATGTCCCGCACGACGCCGTTAAACATCAAGAACCCGGCCATCGTCGCCCAGTAGTAGATGCCGTTGTGCTCGATGATGCAGTTCTGGCCCATCAGAGAACCCGACGTTGTGAGCGTCGTCATGTTCCAGAACGTCGGAGTCCCGACATACTGTGCAAGGATCACCGCGTCGATGGCCCAGAATATGCCCGCGGGGGTGGACGAACCACGGATTGGCAGGCCCTTCAGGATTTTGGTGGGAACGGGGCGCGACTCACCGCTGCCAGAGCCAGTAAAGTCAAAGGAGTTGACAGGGCTGGACCACTTGATGAGACCGTCGTGCCCGTAAACGAACACTGACGTTCCGATGGCGCACAGGCCACCCGACGTAAAGATGGGGGTGCTTACGTCACAGGAGCCACCTGACACCCACGCATTAGTGAAGGTAGACCCAACAAGATCGAACGTCGTAGGAGAAATATAGGTGACCGTCCACGTCCCGTTCGCCTCGACTGTTCCCACAGTCCCGGTGATCACGGCATTGTCGCCTGTTGCCAAGGCCCCCACCGAGGCCACCGTGACGCGGATCAGGCCCGCGCCGTTGTTTGCCATTCCGGTTGCAATCAATGTGAAAAGGCTGCCTGCATCCAATATGGGGTCGAGTGCCGTGTTAAGCGTGACGTCGCCGTAGTAGCAGGGAAGCTCCGCCGTCGAGGTGAGGTTCAGCAGGGAGGGTGTCGCCGCCGCGATGATCGCCGTTGACGTGTCTCCCGCGTAGTAGAGCGAGTCGGCCTGCCACAAGTTCAAGGCGGAGGGAGCATATCCCGCCGGAGTGCGGTCAGAGATGCCGCTGGAGAGGTCGGTGTTGTCGTCGACATAGAACCTTTGAAAGGAGGTAGTCGAGCCGACGTGGATGTTACAGACGCCGTCGTTTGCAAACAGGTGTATGCAGCGCGCGATGCCGTCGATGTAGCGTTCCGTCTCCACGTAGCCGCCCATCTTGCGCGGGCGGTCCTGATAGAACCGCGCCCACAGCATGTCGGAGTAGGTGTTCCGCGCCAATTGCGTCCCGTCGCGGCGAAGTCCCGGTTGAGACAGCACCAGTTGGGTCTTGGGTGTGGGGAAGTTCTGGTCGGCCACTACAAATCACGTTCAAAGAGAAACACTAACATTGCACTCACCAAGGCAACGGCAAAACAACAAGAGCCAATTGAGCGGCGATAGTTTCCTGCATGTAAGCCGTCTGTTCTGGGGTCCAGCTACCTGTCACCCATCCCGCAACCTGCTCTTCGGTCAAGTCGACGTAAGGGGTAAATGGGGCAGGCGGAACGTACAACAAGATAGTTTCTCCTCCGCAATAATAGTTGTTGACCCCGTTGGTTCCGCCGTAGGTCCAGACGACACGAATCACGACATCCACCTGCCCCTCGTATTGTGGGGCACAGGCCATGCTGGTGACACTTAAAACATAGGCAATAGTCATAACTGCCCCCGCTAAGTTTTGATGATGTAGTTTAGAACGATGGTGGGCTGCACAATGTTAGCCGCCGTGCCGGAGCCAGTGCTTGACGTAACTGTCGTCGTGTACCCGGTAGACTGCATGGCATTACCACCACCCGACACACCTGCGCCCCCGTTATAGGAATTTTGAAGCGCCCCGACATTTGGATCAGCCGGGATGGGGTGTGTATGCGCCACCATCTCGGCGGTCGTCTGGACGTGAGACTGTTCGCCACCGACGGCGGCCAAGGTCGCGGCTCCCGTAATGCCGCCAGTAGGTCCGCTGCCCAGTCGCCCCGCGCCACCATCGACACCGGCCACGACGCGGCCTCGCAGGTCGGGCACGTTAAAGTTTAACCCGGCCCCACCGTAGGTGTAGCCGATGACGGCAAAGAGGGCAGGCTGGGCGGCGGTAGCATACGAAGTCGCGTCACACAGAACCCAACTTGAAGGCGCGGCTGATCCGCCATAGGGAATAATTGCCCCTGTGGGGACAGCCACAATTGCGGCAACCGCCGCCTCAACGTAGGCCGTGCTCGCCGCTAAGGTAGAGTTATTAGAGGGAGCCTGCGTGCCGACTACGGGACTCGAAAGTGTCGGACCTGTAGCGAACACCGCAAGTCCGGTACCAGTCTCGTCGGTCATTTGCCCGCGCAGCGTGGCAGACGAGAACGCCGTGACCTGCGTAAGCGGGATGGCAATGTTTCCGTCGGCAGCGTTCGTGATGCGCCCCTGCGCGTCGACAGTAATGCCGACGGTCATATTGAGCGCGCCGCCGTAGGTGCCGGGAGTCACCGCCGTGTTGGCCAGCGCGACAGTGCCGGTGGTCGTGATCGGGCCGCCCGTGAGGCCGGTGCCCGTCGCCACGCTGGTGACGGTGCCAGACGTGGCCGTGAATGCGATCCTCATGTTCGCACCATCCGACCGGAGGATTGAAAAGGCCCCCTGCGTAACGACGACGCCCGCGTCTAATGCTCCGGCGCGAAAGGTAACAGTATAGGCACCCGTCGTGTTGTTGTAGACAAACCAGTACCCGGCACCGACGCCGTAGTCGACTATCTGGTTGCCAGTAAGCGCGCCTGTGAAATTCTGTATTTGCGCTTCTGTCTGCACGGCAGAGAGTGTGACGGTGCTGGGGCCACCGGCAATGCCGATGGACTGCGCGGTGACGGTAGACGTGACGGCACGACCGTATCCAACGGTGCTGAACTGAACCCCATCGCAGAAGACAATGCAGCTTTCATCCGGCTGAAGAACCTTTGTCGCTGCGTCGTCAATGGTCTCGGCCCCCGCCGGATTCAGAGTCAAAGTCCCTGTTCCTGCATTGATAACGTAGGCGAACCACCCGCTTCCCAACGTGGCGGCGGCGGCAAACGCCCACACCACAGAGCCGCCGCTGCTTCGGACAACGCTTGCGGTGTCGTTCACCCCAAACGTGTAGTTTCCCGTCAAGGCAGTTGTCGGGAGGTTCTGGTTGAGGAGAGTCGTGACGGCAGCGAGGCCGTAGCCCGCCAACGACGCCGCGCTGGCCGAAGACGTCCCGGTGCCGAACTGCACCGACTCCCACGTTCCCGCATCCGTCGAGTTGTCGGTTAGGTAGAAGTACCACGACTCCCCAGACGCGACGGTGCCCAGCGTGTTGCCCGCGTAGTCATGCACCGAGAAGAGGTTGGCACCCGTGTTGCGGATCAGAACATCCTGACCGACGCTGACAAGAGACGCCTTTGGAAAAGCAACGGAGAGCGCCGCTACGCTGGCAACGACGTCGAGCTTCGCCGCCATGACGTCGCTGCCGTCGAGCGCCTCAAAACTCCAGACAAGATTGAGATCGACCGCGGTCGTGTACGCGGCATACGACAACATCGTCGGGTTGATCGTCTGGCCGCCGAAGACGCTCGTGTAGCTGCTCATGTCTATGCTCCAGTCCGCAGCAGGGCGCGGTCGACGACCTTCTGCAATTCCTGTCCGTTGATGTTGGCGAACTGCTCGTCGCGCATCGACTTCCACAGAGGCATGCGCGAGTCGTTACGCAGGAACGGTTCCATCGCAGTCAGGCACTCGTACAGGAGAAGGAAGGGCGTGAACTGAGTCAGGTAGTTTTGCTGGTTGGCCGAACTTAAAAGGTCAGGCAGGCGGTACACCGTTGCCTCAAAGGGGTAATTGTTGTCGGGCGTCGGCGCAATGATCCAGTGGTTGAAGTCGTAGTCGGAGTACCACTGCGGCTGCCCGTAGCTCGTATCGTCCGGTGCAACAATGCGGAGGTACTCATAGGAACGCACACGCAACGTGACGCGCGTGTTATTACTGGTGCCCGTGCCAATGTTGATAGACACGGTGTTGCGCCATCCTTGAGGCTTGTCGATCACGTT